AGACTTGATAGCCTTGACAGCTGGTGCTTCTTGCTTTTTGAGTGATGCTTCTAACTGTGCAACCTGTATAGCTGCGTCAATCTTAGCTTGCTCTTCTGCTCTCTGCTCTGGTGTAGTAGAGAAGTCATATACTGGTAAGTCTGATTTGTTTGGTGTTTGTGTCATGGTGGTAATAAATGATGGTTTACGTGATGGTATGCGTAGATAGTTGGTAGCTAGCCACGGCTTGGTGTTGAGATACTGCTTGTACGCAGTAATAGTGTCGATAGTAGTGTCGAACTTGATAGACTCTGGCATAGCACGTGTAAAGTCTACGACCTTGCGTGATGCGTGTGAAAGTTGGTCGTCGAACGATCTGTGATAGATACGCTCGGCTTGTGAGATGACGTCTTGACAGGTATGTACCTTGCCGTAACGTGCTGTGTACTCTGCACACAACGCATAGCCGTGACGTATAAGCCATGCTAGGTTGTATTGGTTGGCAGCAGCCCAGATAGTGCATGGATGCTTGCGAAAAGCACCGTGTGCAGTACGATATGGTGTGCCGTCTGACTTGTATAGTTTGCCGACGCCGTAATACCAGTCGCTGAATATGATAGATAGCATTTGGCAAGTCTCGAGTGGCATCTTGACTATGTGCTTGTCGGGTAGGTTGCGAGCTGACTGTATTGGGCAGCGGTCTGTAACAAAGATATTCATATTATTATAATAGCAAAAAATTAAGAACTTGACAATAAAAAATTAGGAAATCAAGATAATTCTCTGGCATTGCCATTATGTATGACCTTCTTCTTGAGAAACATATAAGTTTCGTAAGGGCAATCTGTCCATGTACCATGTGATACCATCCAGTCATATCCTAGTAGTACTGGTATCATGGCTTTGTCCTCTATGTATGTGTTAAACATTATGATTTACCTCCGTCGATTACGTGTAGTTGTGCTTTTCTGTGCTTGAGGTCGATAGCAAGCATCTCGTCTTGTATCTCGTCCCTTGTCTTGGTGTTAAGTTGATACTCGTTACCTAACTCATTGCATACTCCGTCAATGTATAGCCACACAATGTCCCTGATAAAATGATACTGGTCATCATGTGTCTTGTCTGACGCATTGTATGCTGCTTGACAGGTCATGTAATAGGTAAAGCACCTTGGGCTTGAGTCAAGTAATGAATGATGTAAACCTTCATTATGATCTGCGTACCAGCTAAGTATGTCATCCTGTGTCTTGTGATGTGCAGCCTTGCGACTAGCACCATGTAATAGTATGTCCTTGACATCAAGTGGTGTGTATGTGTCAAGTATTGAATAATAAGCTGCTTCTGTTGCTGTTGTCATATTAAATAAACTCCATTGGTGATGTTGTAAAGTGACCAACCGCTTCTTGGTTGAACATATCCTTGTAGTGCCAAGCGACATCCTCTACCTTGTCTTGGTTAGTAGTGTTGATAATAACTATCTTGGTATCTTCTAAGTCAGACTTCCACGTTCCCGTTGCGTCCTGTATAGTATACCCGTCAAAGTTAGCGTCAAGTACTTCCTGACAATACATTTGCCAGTCTAAGTCTGATACATAACCGCCGTCTGGCTTGTTACGTCCTAGTGTGAGGTGGTGTAGCATAGTTTTTTGTCCTGTATTCTAATTATAACAAAGATAAAAATAAAAGTCAAGAGTATTTTTACTCAAATATTATTCTGTCTCCTTGTGGTGTTTCAATAACTGCTGACGTTGTGTACTCGCTGAGTTCGTGGTTGAGTACAGCAGCTGCGATAGTCTGCTCGTTGGTTAATGTTAATAGTGACTGGTCAAGTACATCATGTGCTTCTGATGGTGTCAGCTCTATTTCCACGACGTTCTGTGTGTCATCTAGCTCTGACCTTGTGTAATCTAGACCTATTGCGTCGAGTAGCTCCTCGCAGTCTATGTCTATGTCGAATACGACCTTGTATAATTTGTTTGTTGCCATGTGCGTCCTTGTGCTGTGATTGTGATGGTGTGCGAAAATTTGTCTCTATACTTATATTATAGCATCTTATCTTGAGACTGTCATGAGATGTGTGGAATCTCAGATGAGTATACTGTGTCGCATGAGACTGATTGTGAATGAGTGTGAGTCGCATGAGAATCATACTGGACTCAACCCACTTTCTTATGAGACTTAAAAGTATTATTATTACATTTTATAAACTTTGACTTGCGTTTATAATTAACAGTAGATGGTAATACTTTGTAATCTATTTGTTTACATTGTGTTTCTAATTGAACAATACTATCATGTAATGTCTTGTAATAATCATATGATCTCAACATTAGACTGCAAGCTCCAACTGTGCGATTGCGTTAACACCATTAACTTGAAGTCCTAACATTTGTAAATTGATGATGTCAAGATCATTTATAGTTTTTTTACCAGTTAGTCTTGTTAGTGCATCAGCATAAACTGGATCTGTAACATAGTGTAATGTCTTGCCGAAGGCTGTCTTAGCTTGTGTCTCAATGTTTGTCATGTTTGGAATCTCCTTATCTGTCTTATACTACTATTATAGCAGTCCAATCTGAGAATGGTATAAGATTTGAGCAATCCAATACATCTTATTTGAGTCGCATATGATTGTGAGTCTCAGTCTAATACTGTATGATACTGGACTAAGACTGAGATGCCAACAGATCGTGACACATTGTAACACTCGGACTACGTCCTTGTTGCGCTGAGACTCAAGCGACTCGTCGGACTCAATGAGACTCAACCTCCTTAGTATAGCAACAACCTTATGGGGGAAATCCGACCTTCCTCCGTCGTATATCATCTCCTCAGAAATTTATGCTAAAATTTACGGGCTTCCGCCGGTATTATGCAGTAAATATCTGTTAGAGGAGGTTAGTGGTTAGTATATTAAGAGTTATCAACTCATATGATAACCGGTAATAGTGTAGGAGGAGATGTTAGTCTCCTCCATAGGGGTCGAGTCCACCCTTCTCTTCCCCTGTATACGTGAGGGATCGGTTTTTATCTCCAATTTGGTACGTGATTGCCCGTATCTAGCCCTCTAGCGGCTTGTCGCTGCTCTAAGGACATACCTAGCACTAAATGGTTTGCGCTGCTCTGAGGGTCATCTAGGAACGCCTCAAGCTGATCTAGAAATTCCTCATCCTTACGCATCTTAATTTGGTCTAATGCACTTATATGTAAAGCATCTGTAAAGTACTTGACACCCTGTGCTAGACAATCTAACCTGTCGTCGTGCTTAACTGCACCTTTTTGACGACACATACGACTCATCTGGTAAAATAACATATAGAGGAGCCGTTCTTCAGGCGCACTGTCTTTGTTTGACCGATAATCCCAGTCGATAACCCCACGATCAACAACAAGGCGATGCTGGTTGAGAATAGGCTCAAGACTGTCAATAATACGGTCCTCCTTTCTGACATTTGCTCTGACCTCTTCGATAAATATGTTTTGTTTTGTCTGTATAAGATGTTTCTTAAATAATTCACTTACGATTCCATCTCCGAAGTTTGTTTCGATAACCAAGCTTGTAACATTGTACTTCTTACATCCTCTAAGGATGTCGAGCAAGGTATGATCACTGTACCCGTCTCTGTACGCTCGCACTTCATGCAAATAGATGATTCCGTTGCGTTGGGATAGATAACAAGCCGCTGTTTCGTCTGTTCCCCTACCGGATGGGTCGACACTACAAATGGTTTCGTCATATTCTTCCCAATTCCCTTGCAGTTGCATAGGTGAATAGAAATAGTCCCCCGGTAGTCCAACTGTGGGTGCATCTTTGATGACATTGGCTGGATCTGAGCACCATATGACGTTTTCGGGTGCAGTATCAGGATTAACGCTAGTAACAATGAGATCTGCCATCTTAAGTGGGAATTTTTCTGCATCTGATAGGCTTGTGTCTAATTGAAACTGTAACATGTAGTTAGATCGACCCATAGAAGCTTCTCTTTCCAGTAAGTCTTCGTTTGTAAACCGATCATCTGTAGGAGCCCACTCTTCTGCTCCATTATCTATATCTGCTTGTACTTCTGGTGCTAAGAGTCCTTCGTACTGGGTGATATTTCTTCCTCTTGGGTATCTTGCGGGCCAAACAAAGGGACGATACGAACGCTCTGCCAGCTTACGATAAATAGTAAAAGTAGTCTGAGGAGTCCCGAGATACATAATACGGCTATCGCTCTTCGGGGTAAGGATCGACTCCGCTTCAGTACATAGTTGTAGTAGCTTTTCACGCATAAGCTCCGTCATACTGTTGCCCGGAACCTCTACATCGTCTAAAATCATGAGATCGGCTCGGCTTCCTGTTAGCTGCCCAGTGATTCCTACCGACTTTACGCTTGGTGCTTGGTGTGGTGAACAAGCGACGTCGAAACTGATGCGACTCCAACGAGAATCGTCCGCTTTCGGTCTTAAAAAGTTTAGCCATGGTGTCTCAATGATAAGTTTTTGCAAGAAGATCGACATGTTATCTGCCCTCTCCTTAGAGGCAGAGATAATCATTATTTTTCTTTCGGGGTCATTAAATAAAGTCCATAAAACAAAAGCACCAGTAATCCAGCTCTTACCAACTCCCCGAAACGCCTGTATTTGTAGTCGCTTGGGACCATTCTGCAAGTAATCAGCAATCGCATATTGTGCCCTCGTAGGTGCAGGCAACCCCAGCTCGTGCCAGAGTGCCTGTAGAAACATTTTAAAGTCTTGTCTTAGTAATTGTAGACTGTTCATTTATTCTCATATATTAAATTAGCAAGCATATTAACAGCTACTTTATAAGTTAAACCAGAATTATTAAAGATTCTTGTTTGACCATTTGGTAAAATAAACTGAGGTTTTAAAATCTTTTCAGCCATTTCAAAAGCGTCATCTTTATCACTAACTATAGACCATTTAGATGCGTTACGTTTAGTGACCTTTGCCAGATACTTTTGAGTTTCTGCTATACTCATATTTTGAGATAGTGTCTTAATATTAATATCAAGTTGTGCCATCTTAGCAGTTGCATCTTCAATCGACTCTTTTATCTTTTGTAACTCTCGTTCACCTTCTATCATTCTGATATATGCGTCTGCATTACCATCTTTCTCAACTTGTTTGATAACTTTTGACATAAGATCAACTTGAAAATCTTTTTTTACATTAAGATAATCTGGTAAATATCCATCGTTATCAAGTTTGTTGAGTACAGCTATTAATCCGTCTAACTCTAGTTTAAGATCCTTTTCACTTAACTCACGCATGTCAAACATTCCATTATATATACGTTGAGCGTCGTTAGTTAGATCAAATCCTCTACGCATTTTATTAAGAAACTTATCTGTAATAGGTATTCTAGAATTAGGTTCATTCTTAAGTTTAGTTAGCATAGCTTGGTCAAAAAAATATTGACCAGATTCACCTATTCCATTATCTCTATCTCTAATATAAGCATGCTGTATAGAATGAGGTGTCTTAACTTTACCTTTATTAAGTTTTATTTTAGACCCTGTAGCTGGTGTTCTTCCCGCACGAGGAGTAGTAGAACGTCCAGCACCTATAAGCATTTGTAAATTTTCTAAACTATCTCCGGCTTGTATATTTCGTTTTAACAAATGTGCAGTCAGTTTCCACCACTCTTCACTACCATACACTAAACCGTGATATAAAGGCATAGAAGCTTTTAATGGCATAATATGATGTGGTTGAAAATGACCATCTGGAATACCTAAAACATCAAATAAAGTTTTATATCTGGTAATAAAATCTCTTTTAAGTGTTTTTTCGTAAGTTTTACCAGCTTTTGCTGCACCGGCTGCTTGAAACATACCGATAAATATACGTGCATCGGTATATGAATTAATTTTACCAGTTTTAATAGCATCTAAGTATACATTATAATCAAATACATATTCACCGTCTGCATTTTTAGGCATATTCATACGACCCATCCAAGAATTGACAGCTGTTTCAGTTGCTGTATCGGATGCACCGTAAGCTTTCCAGCTTGTTATTCTTTGACCTATTTTTGGATCTACAACCGGTAAGTCATAATCATCAGCTTGTATATCTTTTAGTAATTTACCTTGTAAATCAGAGTTGACATTATATTTTGCTCTTGCAGCTTCTGCTGGTGAGCCATAGTTACCATAATATTTTTTGTATGCACGGTTAGCTTGAACTTTTTGTAGCTTTTTACCAGCAGCTGTAAAGCCACCACCAAAAATACTACCAGTTCCAGCAGCTATAGCCATTTCTGTTGGTGATAAAAGTCTATTTTCATCTATACCTACCCGTGTCTGCTCACTAATTAAACTTGTAGCTAATCCACCAGTAATACCACGCTTTACAGAACCAGCTTGACCAACAACTTTAGCTACTCCTTTACTAGCTCCAATGTTCATAAATGGTATAGCACCAGCTGCACCAGAACCTATAACTTCACCCCAGTTAATCTCGTCTTCTCCGTATAGATGCTTTTGTACTAAATAGTTAGTATAAGCACCCTGACCAAAGTTGATAGCACCATAAGCAAGACCGCTTAAACCAGCTGTTGCTTTTAAAGTAAGTGGATTTAATAATGCACCTGTTAACAAATCTGTACCGATACCACTACCTACTTCAATTCCGACTCCAGCTAGGCGTTTTTTTAAGTCAATCCTAGATTCTTCATCAGTCATTAGTTCGTACCATTTGTTATTGATAAATCACGTTTGGATTCGCTACTACTAATTTTTAACTTTTCGATTAAATCGTTAGTAACTAGATTATGTTCTTTCTCAACTATGTTATGATCTGTTGATCTCTGAAAATCTGACAGCAACATACTCGTTGATCCGGGCTCGTTTTTTACTATCTGACCGTCTTTTACACGAACTTTCTTACTAAAATCTTGTTTTCTTAAATTAAACATTTCATCTGATTCTCCTTCAAGCTGGTATATAGAGGTAGATGTTTTGCCAATTTTTAAGTCTTCTATACGGTTCCTAATCCTGTCTAATTGAAAAGTTTGATAATTTGATGTATCATTTGGATCAGCGTTCCATATTTTATGACCGTGTTTCCCACCAGTCCAGTCTTTCTTTTCTAAAACAACCTTATTTTTATTATCGTAGCCACCATAATCTAAATTAAAACGGTCTCCTACTTTAAAATCTCTTACTTCTCCAGTATATGGGTTTTGATATTTC